GTAACTATATATTCTCTCCTAACGTAGCACCCGAAGTGCTTAGTCTAATCAACATCTACAGGTATTTAGCCTGTGGGTAGTTAATGTTTATTGTTTTTTAAATATTTCGCAACACTATCCATTACACACTCAACACACCAACCTAAAAGGTATGCAAAGTGCTCATCCTGCCCATTTTCATACCCCATTGATATACCACAATAATCAAATAGATTACATACAAAATGAGATGATTCATGGCAAACAGCCCTTATTCCTAATCCATCTCTTGACAGCCATATCAACACTCCTAAATGTCTTGTTTTCCTTTCCCTAACCATTAGCGTCATTGCATCGCAGTCACTAAATAAATCCTGATTTATATCAAAATCAGTGGAAAATTTTTTCTTCACATTTTCCCGTTGGTCATCCCCCACTGCAACATACAGTTTAAGGGGATATATTTTAGGATCGTATTTTGTTATCATCGCAAAATGTCTTTTAGTAATATATCGGGATGCTCTTCTTTAGGTTTAGATTCTTTGAATCTATATATAAAGCCACTTGCATCCTTGTTAGCTTCATTATATAAATCTTCTGTAAGAGAAGCCTTGTACAACTTAACTTTCTCTTCAAAGTGATAATCAAGTTTAGGCTGGTCCATTATAACAGCCTGTATATAACTCCATGAATATTTCCATAGCAAAGCCCAGTCCTTAATTATCATCAATCCTCCGAATAGCCTTAAATCCCCTCTGAATTGGGGGAAATCTTTTTGGATAGATCCTCGTGAGCCGATTTTGCATCGAGAGATAATTTCATGGCATCCTTCTTGCTTAATGTCGCTGTCGTATCTATCAAGAACGCTAAACGGATTGTATTTGTAAAAAAATCACTTACATTAGCCCCCTCCACGATGGCCTCTATCAACGGAGTTAGTTCCTTATGGTCATAGTGCCTGCTTAACCACCAAGCGTATATACGTCTTGCAAAAGGAATTACCTCAAAAAACCAATAGTTATTCAATACTCCTGCCGCTGCAACTTTGTACGGAATAGATGCGTCATTTTTCATAATTGCAATCATTTCCTTTTTTGCTGTATCTGGATTGATAATATCACGTATCAGCAGCTTATCCACAATATAGTCATATGCACCCAGTCTAAGACCACGCACCTTGAATTTCTTATTGCCAACCATAACCTCTTTGTATTTATGAGTGGCAAACTTCTGCATCTTTATCTGATCATCTAAGTCAGGTTGTTTCCAGTTGAATATTCCCATTTTTAAACTAACTTGAACGGTTTAATCATTAATTTTCCTTTCACATCTACCTTCGATATGTTCTTTGGCGTATTTGTATAAACGAACACCTTGGTATATTTAGACGATACAATATCAAGTTTGGCATCGTCAATCAAAGAAACGTGTACTATGCTGTTGTCAAGCGCAACAAGGCTAACATGGCTATTATCCTTGACATACATTTCTCCTATACCGAAATCGTTGAATGTGATAACACAATCACACGAACCATTAAAAATAGACCATTTAGGATTGCTTATGAAAAGATTGGTATCATCAACAAAGATATTAAACTTCTCCCTAACACCAGCAAACTCCTTCTTGATTATTTCATTTGACGGGAACCTGTTTAACAGGCAGAAGTCAATGCCTCTGATATATTTCTCGCATAATTCATATTTGTCCGGGTTTCCCCATCCATTTGTCCATTCCTTACACAGTCCAAGGCTTATAGCTTTTAGCTTTAATTTATCAGACAATTCTTTATCTGTCATGGTGTTATTTTTTACAGCAAAAATACAACAAAAGTTAACAAAAATCAAACACAATCAGTTAAAAAACAATAAAAGCCGGACGAAAACGCCCGGCTAATAATTCATCACCCGTCTACATCAAGCACCCACTCCCGAATTGTCAAGTTCGAGAACCATCATGGTTTTCAAATACTGAGTGTTAACTTCCAATGCTGTCACAGTAACGGAGAATCCAAGGTATCCAGCGTTACTTGGAGCACCTGTGAAGCTGACAGCCCATGATGCCTTCGGGAAGAAGATCATACGGTCACCAGTACCGTTGATAATACCGATAGGACGTACAAACTGCTTGAATGAGCTTGCACCAAACGCTTTCAGTTTCTGAGAAGCTCCCTTGCCGAAAACATCCGCAGTGTCAGTCAAACTATCCAATTCCAACTCAGCCTTTGCTTCATTTCCTTGCGTAAAGAAAGCGAAAGCAGCTTTTGATGTAGACATACCTGTAAAGGTAAATGCCATAGTTCCCGGTGTGATATTTTGGAATACGGTAGCACCCTGTTCGTTCTTTGTTTCAGAAGTATCAGCGTCAGTACCAGAAGATTCCGTAGTACCAGACTCAATATTTGGAAGAATCTTCGGATTCCTAAAACTTGAATATTGAGTACTATCGGTGATTTCAATCGCATCAAATGTCAAAGCAGCCGACTGCCCGTTCAAGTAAGCAGGGCTAGTGTCTAAATTTACTCGTGCCATTCTATTTTCTGTATTTAAAAAGTTATTGTTAATTGTTGAAAACGTATCTACCGATGCGCCTCCACTGTTTTTTCTCACGTTTCTCATGCAGCTAATCCTTTGAAATATCAACATTCAACAGGACGGACATATAATAGAACCCAACCCCGTCAAACATTGGTGGTAAAACATTAAATATCTCGAAATGAAGCTGCACAGTCTTTTGCGGGAACAGTTCTACCATTTTCTCACTCAACGCATCCATGACAGACGGATATACGTTCCCTGGCAATGCCCTTACAAACAGAGTAACCGTAGCCATCGTTTCGCCTTTCCCGAAGTGACCGTAAGGGCCGCTCTCGGTATTGCTGACAATTCTTGTATTGTTGTTTACGACAATAAAACTAGTTACCTTATCATCAACACTTGCAGGACGCTGCACCTTATATACATCGTCAGCAATCTTCTTGTCCAATACAATATTGTACAAGGTGGTATTTATTGTTGAAGGATTAAAGTAGCCCATAACTTCACTTAAAATATTTGTTTAACATATTAGCTGCAATTTTCTTAAAAACCACAGTATATTTACCCCCTTTTAAATCTGTCTTTGTCTTAATCCAAGAATCTGAAAGAACGTTCAACAGGTGATAGTTCTCAACATACTTGGCATAATACATGACAGCAGCGACAACCAGTTCATATTTTTCAGAACCATCGGATTTATAACTGTTGAAGAAATCTTCGGCAAGTTCACGCCCCCAATATTCTACATTGTTACGTTTCCTAGGCTCATTTGCAACTTTCGTTGCATTTGCCCACACAATCTTCTTTAGGACCCCATCTTTGTAAATGCCACATCCATAACTATCTTCAAGATTGAAAGTTTGGTTGGTAAAGCCCTCCATGTCTTTTATATCATCCATGATATTCGTAGCAATATCCTCCATGAACTGCATGATAGAAGCATCCAAGGCAAGCTGGACATTACTACCAAACTCTTTCAATACTTTATCGTTGTTATTTGCCTGCATTTTTTGTACTTGTCTTTCTTGTTACTGGTTTACTCAGTTTCTCAATCTGCTTTTTTAGCAAATCTCGATCATCTTTAGCGCATTTCAGTTCTGTTTTAATATCATTCAGTTCATTGTAAAGCTCCTGTATCTTCTGATAAGCATCGTGGAGAGATTGCTGATAACTCAAAATTTCCTCTTGCGCCTTCTTCAACTGAGCACCCTGAATAGCAAACCCCTTTTCAAGATTGTTCAAGGTAGAAGAATCAATTTCAGTTTCCATCTTTTCCTTCTTCTGCTTAAACATTAACATTGAAGTTAGAAGGGTTATGCCATTTGTACCCAACAAAGCAAGTATTATTTCCGTCCAATTGATTGTCATAGTATTCTAGTTTTCTATTTGGTTAAAGTATATCACCGTACCAAATTCCATATTGTTAAATGGAGGTTTCTTTATCTCACGCCAACTATTGCTGTTGTCCGAAAACGGATGGTTGAAATTCTGCCAATCCAACAGACACCCGGAAGGTATGGTTACATCGTTATCTTCTAGGTAGGCGGCATATTCGGATTTGTCAACATCATTCGTTTCCGAACCTGTGTCCTTTTCCTGTATGTTTGCCCTTCCTTCGTATATCATCTCCCAATATGGGGTAGTCTGATATTTATCCGAACTGTTCTTGTTCTGGTAAATTCTAACCATATCAGGAAACATATCCTCACCTAAAATACTCTTTCCCATACTACCATCTTAATCTAGTTATTTCAACATCTGTTCCAACATCCAAATTCAAACCCCATTTGGCGTATAAATCCTTTGCGCGTTGCTCCAATCTTTTCTTGTCATTGATAGAAATAGTCTTGCTTGTGTCAGTAATTGACCAGTTTCCGGCTTTCTTTGTCTTTCCCTGTATCGTTGAAGGGGCAGTACAAACAATGAGCAACAAATCAGCATAAGCCAAATCCTTCTTCATCTCAGACGTTTCACGGCTATCATCAGACAAACGGAATCCCCATTTCTGGGCAACACTGATATACGATGTGTTTTTCAACTCATAGTCAATCTGTGCTTTCAGATATTCACGCATAGACATATAGAAATATGCTTCTACCTTCATGTTACCATTTGCTGTTATCTGAGGGGTAACTTGAATAGTGAACGGATTATCCGAAACTTTCAGTCTATCCTCCGGCTTCAATGTTTCATTGTCGGCAATAAGCCAGTATCCGAACTCTACACTTTCTTCGGGAATAGCTTGGAGCGTGAGAGTATCTCCAATGAAATACTCCCCTGCGCCCTTTGCTGTGCCTTCGCCATTTATATCAATAATAACCTTCATGGTTCAACTTTTTACAATCCCGTATTTGACTGTTCGTCAACCTTCATGATGATAAGGTTGTTCGGATTCTTCATCACAGGACACGCCCACAATTCACCTGAACTCTTCTCAGCATACGGTTCAGAAGAATACTGATGCAAGAACGCGATACGTCCGCCTTCCAAAGAAGAAATACGTACAGCCGGGTTGGTATCCTGCAAATACATTGACGGTGAGTTCTTGATACGGAAGAACTGACCGCTCTGAACAAGAACAACGGTGTTCTTTTCAAAAGACGGTTCGGCTTCCTCAATCACGCCAAGTTTGTTCCATTTTGATTTTTCCTCAATAGGGATAATCACAGGAATAGAGAATACCTTCATCAGCACATCAACAATCTCCTGATTGTTCATAGGATAGATTGTAGTAGATGCTGCGGCAGGAACAAGACGAGCCTGTACTGCTGCTGTCACTTTCGGGTGTATCAGGAAGTTGTCATACAAATCCTTGGGCATTTCAAAGTGGTCGTATGGTACACCGTCATTGTCGGCAATCTTACACATTCTTTGAAGGTCTTTAATAGGATCTGCATTCTCGTTCGGTGTCCAGGCAGTATCGCTAAACCATTTCTGCTTCAACGCTTTCAACTTGTGTTTTGCAGGAACACGATAGTCAATCTGAACAGGAATTGAGTTGGTACCACTAGCTGTATAGTTAAGCATACCTGTAGAAAGAGCCTGATAAACCATACAGTTCAACTCGGTATGGAAACCTTGGATACATGCTTCCATCTTTGTGTACCACTTCTCACGGATCTTGTCAAGCAATGCACCTTGCGGAATGTCAAGTTCATAGAACTCCTGAATATCGGTTTCCATAAACTGAATGGCGTGACCCATCTTCGGAATACGGCCCGAATACCATTCAAATCCAGTAGTGTCCATAATAGGCTTTTCAGCCAAAGGAGCCAGCATCACAGGACGGGTAGCCTGTGTGTATTCGTCAACCATCACGTTCCATGATTTGCTCATCTGAGGAACATCCCAATCTCCGTAGCTTCTCCAGTTTTCGTTATCAAATTTCTGATTGGCATAATCCATAAGTTTCTGCATCTCCCCAGAGAAATGCCAATCATAGAAACTAAATGTCGATCTTTGCATAAAACGAAAAAATTTAATTAGTTATACAATGTGTAACGGAAAACGCAAGGATATGATTCATCATCCTTCATCGCCTTTTTGATTGCCGAAGCTACGGGCGGAATGCGTTTTTCCAAAATCTCACTTGTCACCATCCATGCACCGTTGAAAGGATAGAGAGTGGCACCGGGAATGGTGTCAACATCATAAGGCAGGATAGCATTAGGAATAACCTTGAATTTTGCGCTAGCACCAACCTGTGTAACTTCAACCAAAATATCGGTCAATTCCAATTTACCTGCACCCTCGGACAATGTAAGGATGTCATATTCGTCATGAGACGAATCAATAGCGTTAATGGTAAAGCCAGTTGTAGTACCTGCGGCAGTAGTAGGTGCTTTACCGACAACCATGCCAACCTTGGCAACTGTATTACCCATGATTTTTTCAACTTTTACCGTAGCACCAGAATCCGATTTCTCGTACATTCTGAATGAATAGTGAATGTCACCGCCATTCTGCTTTGAGGAATCACATTTAATCATGGTACCAGCCGGAAGTTTGTTCCCAACTGTAGGCATACGTTCTACTGGAACGTTACATCCTACCAACAGTACGTGCAAAGACGTATCATTAGAAAAGATATGTCTTGCGCCACCAATCTTACTATAACTTGTTGCAAGAACTCCTGCTTTCATAATTAAAAAAACTATTTGTTAATTTTACTGTAATATCGGCTGACAATGTTGTTTTCCTTGTTAGCCTTATCTTCTTCTCTCTTTCTATCTATGAATGACTTTACATCGCTAGAACCACCCTTGTCAGAGATGAAAGGATTAATGCCATCCTTTGTGTATTTAGTACACGTTTCATTGTACTTTCCCTGTATTTTCAGAAGAATGCTTGTATCTTCCTCTTCGGGCGAAATCTGAATGTTCTCAAAAATGATGTTGCGCAACAACTCGTTAGGCATACCCGCTTCCGGGCGTTTAATCAAATCAGACAGCTTCTTGCGCTTTTCAGTTACAATCTGCTTCTGCTTTTCCTCCTGCTCTTTAGCTTCAAACTCTTTCTTGAACTTTTCAAACTCTTCAAGTTTAGCCTTAACATCATCGGGCAACTCAAACGGTTTCGGTTCGGGTGCTGGTGTCGGTGTAGGTTGTGGTTGCGGTGCTGGTGTCGGTTGTGGTGCAGGATGTGATTTTTCCCATTCCTTTTTCAAGTTGGATATTTCCTGTTCCTTGATTGTATCCCACTCTTTGCGCTTATCAGACGCAAACGCTCTTACCTGACCTGCCACTGTGTTCTTTAAATGATTTACAACACTTTCATTCCAGAACTTTTCCGCATTTTCCTGCGGTGCGAACGCTGAGAACTCATTGATTGTCTGTTCGATTGTACGATCTGTAATAACGGAGCTACTTTCTCCCAACGCATTCTTGATACCTTCAAAAATGACTTTTACATTTTCATTCATATACTATTTGTTTTTTATGTGATTCATGCACAAGACCTTTGTGCATAGTAAGTACCTCTTACCGATGCAAATGTAGTTAAAATTTGTGTATAAGCAAAAAAATATTTAAAAAAATATTATATTTGCGAATCATTATAATACAATGGAAGAAATTGATTTAAAATACAGAGGATTAAAGACTAAGGATGTTGTCAAATCGTTAAAACGATATGGCAAAAGGGGAATTATACCATATAAAAGCCTTGATTTCGTCCAAAAATATATAGAGGACAGAAGAAGCAAGGGGTACAAGGTAAATTTGCTTGCCCCACAGAAAGGTTCGCAGGAAGCATTTTTAAGGAACAAGGCAGGAATAAAAATACTGCACGGGAATCGTGGGGGAGGAAAATCCGTATGCCTTGGAATGGATATACTGAGTTCATGCAACCACCCGTCATTCTCCGCGCTCGTTTTCCGTAAGGATAAGACATCCGCAGAAAAAGCGGACGGTATTCTTAAAGTGGTTTCAAAAATGGTTGAACCTTATGGTGAGTATATTGATTCAAAACGCCTTTCAAGACTTGACGCAGGAGGTGAAATACGATATGATTATTTCGGTGATGCCTGCCTGTCGGGAGAAAAAGGCGTAAATGAATTTAAGGATAGACAACAGGGTGGTAACGTTGTGAAGGTGGCGATAGACGAGTGCTCACAGGCAACGGAACCTATCATAAACTACCTTCAAACGGTATTGCGTTCATCATCAGGACTAAGAACAAGTCTTATAGGCGCGTGCAACCCAAATCCGTACAGCGATTTCTGGAGAGCAATGGTATCATGGTGGGTAGACGATGATGGAATAGCAATTCCAGAAAGATCGGGGAAAGTAAGATATTTCTTTCAATATGGAGATACTATACATGAAACAGCATGGGGTGACAGCCCACAAGAAGTATTTGCTCAGGCAAAAGATTATATCATCGCAAGATTCGGTAAAAATACCAAAATTGACGAAACAAACTGTAAAAGATACATCAAGAGCATAACCTTTATAGCTTCCGGGCTGGAAGATAACAAGATACTTATGGCTTCCAATCCCGACTATCAGAAAAACCTTGGAGGAACAGCACAGGAAGTATCCATAAACGCATTAGGTTCATGGAAGCTGATAAAAGGGGGAAACGAGTGGATAACCCGTGACGAAATGGAGGAAATGTTCTCATCGCAGCCTGTGTTTGACGATTACTTTGAATGTGCTACACTGGATATAGCATACGGTCTTGGTGACGTTTGTGTAATGGGGCACTTCATAGGACATCACTTACAAGACCTAGAATGGTCAAACACATTAAAGCCTAGGGATTTGAACCTATGGGTAAGAAACAATCTACGGAAATGGGGAATCGGTGAAAACAGACTGGCATTTGACGGTCTTGGAGCACCTACATTTCGTGACGCATTCCCCGAAAGCCTGGCAATACTTAGAGGCGTTCCGAAAAGACTAGACAAAAGCAAGGATGATCAGCCTGTAAGATTCTATTTCGATCTAAGGGCACAGCTTGCCGATGAGATGGTAACACGTATAAAAGGAACAAACCTAGGATATTGCGGATTCAGTATAAACCCGGAACTTCTTGACAAACCGTATGTGAACAAAACAATACGGGAAGCACTGATGGATCAGAGAAGAGCAATAAGACGTGACGTGGAAAGGGAAAACGGGAAACTAAGACTGCTGAAAAAACAGGAGGCAAAAAAGATTGTAGGATGCTCGCCCGACTTGATAGAAGGAACATTTTTATACAGGACATATTTTGATATATGCGATGTAATGATTGACATACCTAACGATATAATGGATGAATTAAAATATTTATAATTACCTATGGAAATTTTAAAATTAGACGTTTTATTACGAAAAGAACCGTTCAAAGTGGCACTTCCGTCAAGATGTGACGATGGAAGAGGTGGAGGAACAAAGAAAAAGCCAAGACGCTCCACTTTGATATACAAATATATGTCACAAGATGATTTTCTAGCGCAATGGGATACATCAGGACATTATATACACAACAGACCCGACTGGAAAGACAGCATCCCGTCAGACGAGGATGCCACATCATCGGATGATGAAAGCGCGAATGTAGGTGCTCAGAAAAGAAAAAAGAAATTGGCATCAACTCCCTATGTACTGCAAAGACGAGCATTTCCTCTTCAAAGGATGATACACAAGAAAAGGGTGTCACACCTATGTACCAATCCTCTTAAATTTCAGATAAAGAAAAGCGCGTCAAACCAGCAGAACAGGGATAAGCTGACAACATACAAGGAATACTGGACTGATTCTCTCATGGAAACAGCCAAGTTTGAACTTATAAGCGAAGCTGGGAAAGTAGGAGATGCTGCCATATATATATATAAGGACAAGGACGAGATAAAATACAGGTCTTTCAGCTATTCAAAAGGAGATACACTGTATGAGCATAAAAACAGGAGAGGTGAAAGAATAGCTTTCGCAAGAGAATATACAACCACATACATATCGGCTGACGGAGAAGAACATACAGACACACTTGTCGATGTATGGACTAAAGATGAGTTTTACACCCTTGATTCCAACGGAGATATAGCAACGGATATTGACGAAAACGGAAATATCATACAACTGCATCAATTCCATAACCTGGGATTTATACCTGTGGTATATTTACGGCTTGAACTTCCATTTTGGGGGGCAGTACAGGACTTGATAGACGATTTCGAGTTCTTAATGTCCATGATAGGAGAATACAACACACGACAGGCGTTCCAAATGCTACTTATCAAGACAAACGGAAGAATAAACATTCAAAGAAACGGATTGGGAGGAACTTCTATTTTACGTGTAGGAGCAGAAGATGATGCACAGTTCATGGGTAAAATGGATGCTTCAAACTCACTGTTCACCGAAATAGATAACATATACAACGGGATACTTGACGGAAGCGGTGTCGTTCCGCCAATGCAATCATCGTCAGGTGACAGACCTACTGGAACAACAGCAATGTATTACGAGCCTGAAATGGAATGGGCGAGAAGTGATGCACAAATGATGAATACAGCCATAAATGACATGGCCAATATATTCAAATACTATGTAGGAGTAATGGAAGGTGACGCAACAGGTTATAACGCTCTAAGAATAAACGCTACCATAGAGCCATACTCATACATAGACTTCTCTGAATGGAACAACACAATCGTTCAGCTTGTAAACGCCCGAATAATATCATTACAGACAGCAAGAGAGGAATGCGATTTCGCTGCAAATAACGAAGATGATAGAATGGACGAACAAGACAGAAGATTAAACGATATGGAAGCTAGGGTGGCGATAGAAGAAAATAATGAAAACAATGAAAACAACGATAACAACGATAACAGCTAAACTATGGGAAAATTTACAAATTTACTAAGAAAAATAAGAAGGGCATTAGACTATATTTGCCTTAACAATTTGAGAGTTGACGGAATGGAACATCTCATTGCAGGAATACTTGTAGTAAGCATGGCGCAATGGTTTTTCTCCGTATGGACAGCAATAGCACTAACCTTGTTTATTCTTGTGGGAAAAGAAATAATATACGATAAGTGGCTTAGACAAGGAGTGCCCGAATGGAGAGATGTATTCTGGGGAGCAGTAGGTATGGTGCTTGGATTAATTTAAAAAAAATCACACCACAAAGTTTTTATATATCAAAAATTATTATTTACTTTGTGATGCCAAACAATAGTAAAGTATTCTTTCTCCGTAGAGCACGGTTATAGCTCACTATATTAGCTTGGCTTTTTTTTATGCCCAATCGCTTGTATGAAAATACACGGCTGTCTTTCCTGCGTAATATTTCCTCTTCGGAGAAAATCTTACTATTGTTTGGCGACACGGGAAATGGCAGCCGTTTTTCTGTCTATAATTATAATGCCAAACAATAGTAAGTATGGAAAGTTTAATTCCAAATCAAAAAGGTATGACCTCCCTTGAAATAGCAGAGGTCACGGGTAAACAACATGCCCATGTTATGCGTGATATTCGCAATCTATTATCGCAAGGTGTAGCCGAATCCAATTTTGGATTGGGCTCATACACAGACGCTAACGGTCAAGAAAGACCTCTATTTAATCTAACTCCGAAAGGTTGTCTTATTCTCGCTTCGGGCTACGATGCAGTGCTACGTGAAAAAATCATAGACCGTCTTGAATATCTCGAAAATGAGAAAAAGGCTATCCAAACTCCGCAAACCTATCTTGAAGCCTTGGAGGCTTTGGTAGCTTCTGAAAAGGAGAAAGAACGGTTGCGCATTGAATCGGAGCAACAGAAAAAGCAAATCGAACAAAAAGATGCCAAGATTGCCAAAATTCAGCCCAAAGCGGACTTCGCCGACAAAGCCTTTGCAATGGAAGGCAAGTGCGATATAGGACAGGCTGCCAAGATACTCGGCTTACCATTCGAACGAAATACCTTGTTCAAGAAGCTTCGTGAAGCAGGAGTATTCTTTGCTAACAGGAATGAGCCAAAACAGAAATATATTGATGCTGGGTATTTCGAGATGAAAGAAAAACCTATTCCAAGAGAGAATCACCCAGGTTTTGTTGTGATGGTTGTTCTATGTACACAGAAAGGTCTTGCATATATCAATCATCTTTTTGGAGGAAAACCGTCTGATGGAAAATTAGCGAGAATAGTATAGCACTATACATCTGTTATTACTATAAAGCAAGGAGCGACAAAAATATCGCTCCTATATTTCCTTTAACATATGATTGATCACTTTATCGTAACCCAAACCTGTTCGCCACGCTTTATCGCATCGTCAATCAACTTGTTCAACTTGTCAGAAGTATAGCGTGATTCGGTAAGTCTGCCTTTTGATGTATTGTTACCTACAAGGATACATCCGGCAGAATCCTTTGCTGTATTCCCAGCGTGAAAAAGAATACCCTCAAAATGAGGAACATTCAACAGTCTTGGCATATTACGCCCGAATTTTGGGGACCAGTTGTATATAACCTGGTATCTTCCATAAGGAATAGCAGATTCAGCATAAACCTTCTTCTCGTTTCCATCAAACACTCCATTCTTATTCACGTCAACAACACGATCTTCAAGCGTATTACTGAAAAACTCACCATCAATATACAAACGCCCTATAGTATAATCAGACTTACACCATTTTCTTTCTACTAATAGTTCCATGATTTTTTTTATTTATTGATACATTGCAAATATACAAAAAAGTATTATATTTGCAATGTAATAATTAAGCTAGTTGATATTTAGATGGGAATTAAGGAACAAATTTACACCATTATAAAGTATTCGGTAATTCATTTATGATAGCCGATAGTGGGCGTTGGTATCGCCCCGAACGGATTAACGTTCTAAAATGTGTGTGAAAATGTACATTAATACCATACCATATTTTCTGTTACTTTGCACTATCTAAATGAAACCATTACGATGTTTTTAATTTGGCAGCAGGCAGATGTGAATCTTCACTGTTGCCTTTTTTGTTACATTACATATAAACATACAATGACACCCAATGAAATAAAACAATTTGTATGGTAAATTAAAGTCTAATACATACCTTTGCACTATGGACAACGAAAGAGAAATATTATCGAAACTTGACGCTATCATACAGAACCAAAAGGTTTTGTATGAGAATCAAATTGTCATATTTCAAACTCTAGCATCAATCGGACAAAAGGTTTACAGCCAAAGCGATTTCAAGAGTTTTATGATAAATATGGTAGCAAACGGAATAACAGAAAGAGTAGAAGCCAATGATCAACAAAGAAGAAATATCTAAGATTGCAGACTATTACTTCCAAGTAAAAAGACTTGCAAACGGTATAAAATCGTCAACCAGAGAGCGTGCAAAAAAGTTCTCTAAAGATCTTCTAGCCGTATTCCTTTTGGCAGGGGCTAAATCGTTCAAGTCAATATCAAAACTCCCGTATAGCCAAAAAGAAAAAGTGCTGGAACTGACCAAAGAGTTCCGTGAGGATATATATAACGACATATACCAATATGTATTGGAAAGCAATAAGCTGTCACTCGAACTAAACGATGATCTTGGATGGGAGTATATTTCAATGACGGATAACGGCATTAAGGAATATATGGAAAGGACATACGGTGGAGAAACAACAAAGCAGAGAATAAACACAAACACAAACAGATTTCGCGCTGTTGTTGAAGTATATCTTGCCAATACATTACTGTCAATAAAAACGAACAATATAGAAAAAATAACAGATGAGGTTCAAAAGAAGATATGGAATAACATATCATCACCATATAACGTATCATTTATTCCGCCAAGCAAACAGAAACACTACGGTAGAGGATATGCTACAAACGGTATAAGCCAGTTGTATGTTATAGAACAACAGATGATTCTAGGTATTTTCAATGAAGCAAATTACAACTCATGGAAAAACATTCCAAATTTCAAGGGATGGAGGACAGCAGTAACGTCTAAAAATCCATGCCAGTTCTGCATTGACGAGCAATATAGAATACACACAGACAGACCTAAGCTGCCGTTCCATGCCCATTGCTTGTGTATATTATATCCAGTATTCAATACATAATAACTTGATAATCAACATACCATTGAGTAACATTACCATAAGACGGTGGATTACCAGCATCAACCACATCATTACGAGTAAATGATTTAGGAATATTTGTGCACGAAGGCATCAATATATTACCTGACCATTGACCTGTATAAGATCCATCTTTCGCTCTCCATCTATATCTAGCGTATGGTCTGCCGGATGAAGCAACGTAATCACTAGAAGTGTTATTTGTAATGTTTAATCTGCATTTAGAAGAAGTAGACCCATTTGTCAACTGTCCGTAAACAGAGAATCCAGAAGCGTTGGCTGTTGTATCTCCAAGTGTAATAGAAAGACTTTGAGTAACCACTATCGGCTTACGAATAAATCCGTCAGATGTAGTAGGAATTAAGCATAATACATTTCCACTGTAATCACAAAAATAACCCTTAATATAAATATATGTATCCCCCATAGATATGAGATTATTGCGATTAAGGGTAATTGAAATTTTTCCTGTACTATCAATACTACTTACAACGAAAACTCCAGAATCCACCAACTTCTTTAATTGATTATATACTTCCACCTTTATCTTCATATTAGACCAAGTAAATCCCCCAAGTATTTTACCCCAATTATACCTAGAATCAGCCCAATATGGTGAAATTGTAAGTACAAACGTTGTCTTTGTAGCATCTACAGGATTAGTTAGAATATCTTTATCTATTGTAAGAGGTTTAGCCCCATGATCGTATCCATCAAAATCAGTAAGCCTATACCATGTTTTAGGTCTATCATATACTAATTTCTTATTTACAGAATCATAAATTATACCAGGTAAACTAGCGTTGTCAAATGAAGGGCTAGACGCTTCTTTGGGTTTTATATAACTCCACATATTAATTTTTTCGCTAAGACAAGCATACCCTAAATCATAACCGTTACTAGTAGGACCAATACCTAAGGTAGGATATACATCACTATCCAATCCGACAGGTGCAGTGATTTTACCGTTAGAGTGACCCATAATCACCCCCTTCCTCTATAACGGTAAAAGAACCTTTACAAACAACAATGCCATTACAACTGATACTACGACAATGAATATCGCCATCAATTATAACAGCATCAGAAATGTCATAATCACTAGGAAGTTCCCCACCACATAGTGTTATAACTTCGACTGCCCCTGTGCAGCTAGACTGCCCCTGTGCTCCCTCGCTTCGCTTCGGTCGCACACCAAATTTCCGTTTACAAACAAATTAATTTTCATCTAACTCACGTATTAAATCATTAACATATTTTACACAAGAATCCAACTCATCATACCCGTCCAAAATCATAGCACCAACAGTAATGTGAAGTTTGTCTATCACTTCTTTTTTGAACAGCACAGCATTTGCCTTGCTTGTATCAGACTTTTCTATAACCGTTATTGCGGAATCAATTATCCTAGTTACTTCAGATGGTTGTATCATGGGAGTATCAGCACCTTTCCGCCAAGATTGATACTCTCTCAACTTTTTAAGAAGTTCTTTTTTTCTCATACGTTTAGTAAATAAGGGGTGGTTATAGTATAAATGAAAAGGACTATACCACCCCTACTCGTTTTTTTATGAAAATAATTAAGATCCAGACAACAGTCCATAAGATAAATATTGTTTTAAGGATCTTCAACGGTGACAAAATCACCACAAAGATAATAATTACTGCCTAAATTTATATATATTATGAGTTATTTTTTTTGCGAATTAAGCATTAAGATAAAAGTTCCTCTTTTATCTGTGGTGTCCGCTTGTATATCAGTGCCTTAATTGATATCTTGTTCCAAATAAAGTATTTCAAATACATTCCTTTCTATCTTTATCACAACGCTCTCATCAAATTTATCCTCGTCAATGCTTTTTATGTAGTCAACCAAAGAATGAATCTTCCTGTTAACATGAATAATAGTAGAACGAACATCATCAATCATCACGCTGTTTGAAGCCTTATCCATCTCCTTGTCTGCAAAAGTTCTCTCATGTATAGTTCCATCTTCCTCAATTTTTAATGAAGGAATTTTGAAAAACTCACAGATATCAAAACGACTAAAAAGACTAACTGCACTCATCATGCTTGTAATATCATCATCAGAGCAATCCAATACGATATCCCTATAATCTTCACACACCAAACAACTCTTAAAAGAAAAATATGGGATATCATCTTCCGAATCAAAAAACCATGTTTCTTTATACTCGTTTGTTTTCATCTCAACAAACCTAGAATGATCAGGCATTAATGTACATCTTCACACACATTTTAAAACGTTAATCCGTTCTGGACGATACCAACGCCCGCTATCGGCTATCATAAATGAATCACCGAATACTTTTCTACCTATATTAAGCGCACCGTTGACATCAGAATTGATAACCTTTCCAACTGCCGACTTGAACAGACCTCGCTTGACACGCTTGCCGAGATAACTATCATGCTTGCATATATCCTCCATAGACAGAGCGTCACATTTGCTAGTGTAACTTTCCTCATGTTCGATATAGTTGATACCTGCAAGTTCACACTTGTATCTAAGGCAGCTTCTCAACCTCGCAAAAGGGATGAATGTAAACTTCTGATTGTTTACTCCGCCCATATTGACGGATTGCTTCCATCCTTTGTTGTAGCCTACAGCAAGAGTGCCTATATGGTGTGATACAAGATAATCAACGATACGCCTGCTTGTCTTGTGCATCGAATCATTCATAAACCGTTCACGTTTATCATACATCTTTCTCATCCTGTTTGTCAGTTTATCTATTCCCTGCCTGTCCTTTATGGATTGCAGCATGGACAATGTTTTGTTAAACCATCTGTTGTATGACTTGACAACCTTGCCGGAAAACAGCATAGCATTGCATCCGCAAACCAATGTGGCAAGGTTATTCACACCCAAGTCTATTGAAGCCATACCAGTACCGACATTATCCGAACAGACACAATCATATACAACCTCCACGGTCATGTATGTACGTTTTGGAATTATCCTAACCTGTTTGAACCGTTCGATTCTGTCCTTGTACTTCTCCCATTGCGGAACGGGTATTTTCAAGTCATGGTCAAGGATTATATACCCGTCATGTATTTTGCACGACTGGTTGGTATATATCGCATTGCTCATCCCACCACGTTTGTGATAGCATGGCAGTTCGGGCTTACCGTTATACTTCCCCGGATTCTTGGACCAATCCTTTACAGCCTTGACATATCCCTTCATTGCCTTGTCAAGCACGCGCAATGTCTGTTGGGCTACGTGTGATTTCACAAGCCTGTAATTTATCGTACCTTCAAGGTTGGTGACGTTTTTCATTATCCTGTCCAAGTCTGGATAGAACAGCCACCTGTCGTTATCCTTCAACTCGTTACGGACAATATACAACGCCTGGTTGTACAGGTTGTTCGTAACACGGCAGATAGAGCAAAGCCTGTCGGAATGATTGATGTCGAATTTATAAACTAATTGCATATTAATCAGTATTATGTACTATTATATAATAGTGTAAATTTGTTCCTTAATGCCACTACAAATAAAATCGGATGGAGGAAAACCCGAAATATGGCAAAAAAGATAAACCTCCATCCGCAAACAAAAACAAGAATTTAATCAATACAGGCAAAAACCACACATTTCGGATAGCATTGCAATACTAAAAGGGCAAATCATCACGTCTTTCAGGCTGGACAGGTGCAGGTGATGGTGCTTGTGCTAGTTGCGGCATATCTATCTTAAAGCACCCAACCTCATTGTAATATTTTCCCTGATATTCTCTTGCTCTGATTTCAAGATGGGCAGTAATAGTATCGCCCTCTTTCAATTGAAGATCACACAGGGTACCCATTACATAGAAACACACCTCTTTGGCATACATGGAACCAATTTCCTCAACGAGATAATTTCTCTTCTGCCAAGGATTACCTGCCTTACTTGTACCAGCCTGTAACTGACCTACTTTTTTTACTTTACAATTTAATACTAAATCCATTTTTTTTATTTTTTATACTTTTCCTCTTTGATTTTGTCCAATTCTCTCATTGCGGACAGCCTTCTTTTGTGAGCGTCCACTCTTATCCAGAAAACCTTCCAACTAACTTCCTTACCGTTAGTTGTGTTCTCTTTAAGTATCTTGCCACATTTAAAAATCTCGTTGACAAGATAATCATACCGTTCTTTATCATAGCAATATCTCATGCGACAAAAGTAATATTAAAAAATAAACTAACACAGAAAACAATACTAAAAATAGTTAACTAAATGGTTAATTCTTCCTCTTCCTCTTTCGACAATGCTTCCACATCACCATCTTCACCTTTAGGGAAATACAGTTCGTCAAGATAATTGCTCGCTTCACTCTTTTCAGTGAAACTCTTTATAACACTCCCCCGTTTGCTAACGACACGGTAACTAATATTATCCTCTGCTACAACTTTGTAACAATTTAAATCATCCACATCTACAACATCGGGAGCATTATCATCAATACGCATCATGCTCAATATATGAGAATACTCGTTCACCTTCACCGTACAGGAAAAAACATTAGGAACTGGTTCTATTATCAATCCGGCATTTATCAATGAATCAAAAACAGAACGCCTGGGCTTGTATTTCAGTTGCCTCCTTATAAACTTCAACGTTATCATATTATCTCCCCTCTGTGCGGATAATACGCACAAACGTAATACCCGTAACGCATCAATACTACATAGAGGTGAAAGGTACTTGTACAACTGGACAGGAGTAAATTTATGGAAATAATCAAATACTCCCTCTTCCTCTATTTCCTTTACACGCCTTTCCCTTTCTTTATTCCTTACCGTCAAATTAGTAGTTTTCCTTACCGACATAGACTACCCTTTCCATGTATCGTTTTCCTTTATCCATTTACGTTCATCATCACTAAGATCACCTGTTGATTCACGATGATATACACACTTGTTGCATAACCCTGCCTTGGCACGGACACACTTGTCGCAATCGTATGGGAAAAACGCTATAGTTGTCTTGTCATAGAAATCCTCACTGGCATCATCATCAGAAAGCCATCCTTTGAACTTTGCAAGCATATCAAGCGCACCTTTCACATCCTTAAAATCAGCAGTGTCTATATCAGAACGCTTTAGGAAACTTTCTATAAGGCTTATCGCATCTTCAAATTCAAGGTTATCCTTGTTTATCAAAGTCTTTGTCTTTTCCTTATTCTCCCCTTCCAATACACGCCTCATGGATGGTGTCACATAATCGGAAGCAAGCATGGAAGATTTGGCATAATTGACAATCTGTGTTATCCTTGGAGAGTTCACCCATTGCTTGGCTTTCATAAGCAAAGAACGCTCTGACATACCCTCGTCAATAACGTGTGTTGCCTTGTAAAACAAGACAGGATTGGTATCTATGACATAAGCGGACGCAGCCCATAACTCCATCTCATTCGCATCATCAATATGCTTTGCTATATCAATCTTCTTCTGTTTTTCATCGTCAATAAGAAGATTGTTACTAAGGGGAAGTTTACCCCATCCTTTATTCAAACCCATTATCTTTCCTCCTTCATCCTAGATTTTATCTCCCTTACCTTCTCGTCAAGTTCAGAAGAATATTTTAAAAGATTGTATATGCTACTCCTGTCAATACATAGAAAATCAGAAATTTCAGACATACTTAAACCCATATCACGCATGACACAGCACACAAGAGCACGGTTCATCACAATATCATGCTTTCTGCTTTTCCTGTTAACATCAGTATCGGAAAGACCGCTTGCCGCTAAAACTCTCCGATACATCAAAGCATTGTCAGCATTTTTCCCCATTTCTCACATTTTCCTTATCTACAATCAATTGCATTATATCAGCGTAACCAGCCAAATCAACCATATTGTCACGCTTTTTATGAAATCCCTGTCTGCATAGCTTTACAGCTATCTGTACAGCAACACAGTCATAAGGAGATAATTCCTTTCCAGTAATCAAAGAAGCCACCTTGGAAATATTTTCAAAATTGACTACTGCATCACCATAGTCAGACTGCCTGCTGTTGCTGCGGATATCCTTTGCCTCATCAAGAATACTTCTCTCTTTAACATGATCAATATAAGCAATACAATCCGAGAAAAGAATATACTCTTTACCCTGGTCATCCGCACAAAGAAACTTTTCACCATTCTCAAAACAGTATTTAACAGTGACAAATTTACCGAACACATTTGACTTGCTTACAGAATCTTCACCGTGAAGTGAAATGTATTTACCACGGCTTATAATTTTTACCTTGCTGTTCAACGTAACTCCAATCATAACAAATCACCAACTTTTATGTTATCCGCATCCTTCTTATCAGAAAAGAAAATACGGTCATACTTCGTTTCACCAAACTCAACAAACATAGCAAGAACAAAATACTTGTTCAATACACTATCGTAGCCTTTATCGTAAATTTTGCCTATTTTCTTTGTTTTCATTTACCTGCATTATTTGTATGACCAAAACCTCCATCACCCCTATCCGTTGAATCAAGGCTTTCAACCTCAACAAATTCAACCTCAATATAATTACTGAAAAGAAGCTGAGCAATCCTCTCCTTGGCAGCAATATAGAAAGGCTCTTTCTCAAAACTCTTCACTATAACACCGATACAACCAGTATAGTCACAATCAATAACACCATCCAACACATCAGCGTCATGATACTTCCCGTCAACGCCAATAATACCTTTCAGAGAAAATCCACTTCGAGGCTTGATAATAGCCTTCATATTTGATGGCATCTGAATGGCTATACCAAGTTTAATCAGATTACGACCTTTTCTTATCAACGTGTTGTCAGGAACATACAAATCATACCCGGCAGCACCATCAGTTTTTTTTTCGGGAAGAACTGCATCCCGTCTTAATTTTACAAATTTTACTTGATTCATTTTTTATTTCCTTTTCTCTTTAAATCATACATAGCGCATTCCCTGCTTCTGTAAATCTTGCTTGCAGGATAAATCACATCATTAACAATAACAAAGCCGACAACAGGATCTGTAATGGGAACAACTTCACCATCAACAATAGTAAAATTATTCTCGGATAAAAGCCTTCTCATGGCAGCAATCTGTTCGAGAGTAGCCTTTGATATATCATAGTTGTTAGAAAAGTTAAACTCTAAATTACAGATAAGAACATTCTTGTCCTTATATAAGAAATTAGCTTTCAAACCACCAGTATTAATAAATACATAATCTATTAAATCTCCTGTTCTGCTTTTAGCAAACAGGAAATCTCCTTTCTTGAAATCGTCAATCTTGACTAGTTCATAAGTGCGCTCATCAATCTTCTTCAATGAATACCCCTCAGGTAGTTTTATTACACTTGCATCTGTCTTACCCATTTCTTTCATCCGTATTCAATCTGAATGCAGCTTCCCTAGCCTCATCCTTCGTCCTATACAACTCTATTTTTTCAAACATACGACCATCATCACAGTCATACGTACACAAGGTGACAGCCCACATATTACCACGTGGAGAATAGAAATACTTACCGTAATCCTTTCCCATCACCTTACCGTCAATCCTTATTTCTCCTTTAGGCATGCTTATTCTTATAAATTTTTACCAATAATCATACAAACAGACGCTCCAAATGGAGGACATGACATATAAGCAAAAGTAATAAACACACCAAAATCACAGAATATTTTTCTATTACCCCTAGCACCAACACACTTATATATCCCTAAATCCTTCATTTTTTTTACTAAACATCTTTTTGCTGGAATTTCAAGGCCTTTATTCTTATATAATTCATATATACGTTCAGCAAATTCGTTGGTATTTATAATGTTGTTTAAACTCACGGAATATGTGCTATTATCCAAAATAAAATCAACCAATTGAGATAAACAGTATAAACCGTCTTTCTTTTCGATAACAATATTGTCAATATAAAAATCTCCATTAACATAATCAAGAAAAGGAGTTTTATCTAATAAAAAATATCTATCAGAAAAACGATCACCAGACATACCACAATTAGCTTTATTCAACATTACATACTTTTTAGACATAATGTCAAAATAATACTTTTCCCTTCTATTTAAATCGGACGGATTACATTCTTCCAATATTGAAAATTCAATATCATTAATATCATAGTCTGATATTTTATCCATATTTGGATGAGTTTTAGATTTAATCATCCTTTTATGACCATCAATTCTTTTAGAAATTCTAATAGATTGACCAACATAACAATAGTTTTTATACAAAAACATATAAATACCACAATCTTTCATTTTTATCAAATTTAATTATGCAAATATAATAATAAAATTGATTAAAACAAAATTATCACGCCTTATTTCCTCACCCCAAACTTTTTCCTAAACTCATCAATAGAGCACGCTATTCGCTGACCAAGATGGTCTACATACAAAACAGCATCTTTAATCATTCGGTCATTCTCGGCAAGCATGTGGATAATACTGTCAACAACACACTCTTTGCCGCTACCTAATTCAACATACTTATTACCCATGACAATGCAGTCTTTTTCCTTCAAAGGAACAATACGTTCAATCTTGCTTTCACGATATTTTTTCAATTTTTCAAAGAACTCACGGTGCATGACACGCTCGTTATCATCCATCACATGATAAAATTCACAGCAAATACCGTGAACATTATCCACTGTATTAATCTCATCAAGGTTGTCAATCACATTCTGCAATGCGTCAAAGAAATTCACATCATGCTCATCCAATACTTCTTCCATCATTCTGTCAATGGAAGCAATAGCCGCGTTCTTGAAATCAATATCGTCACAACGAAATCCCAAAGAGATATAATTACGCAAGGAAAGAAGGTTTTCCTTAAAATCAATTCCTATTCCAATATCCATTTCCTAAATTCTTTAATGTTAATACTCTTCAAATTATTAATAACAGCATCTCCGATATCATCGTTATGCTTCAATCCTAAAGACAGGCTAGGGAACTCCCACCATCTCGCCACACGTCCTTTGTCACCCCACAAAGATATAGCTTTATTATCAAAGTCGGGGAATAAAATAACATTTTTTGGCAATTTATTTCCAAGTTGGTTCATTCCGCCACAAGCTGTCCATATAAAACCGTTACCGAAAGCCATAGATGCGATAAGGGCGGTTTTCTCTGATTCAACCATACAAGTTATCGCATCGCTGCAATACTCCCCTAAAAACGGCTTAAAAAAGCCACGATGGGTAAACCCTTCGCCCGTAGTAAACTTCCTGAAAGCATGGGTTTCCTTCTTCCTGTGACCGTTCACCCCATATCTTATCCTGTTGTCATGGCATACGTTACCATCCTTGTCAGAATACCAGAATACAGAGGATTCCCTTCCAAGACACCCTACCTTGTACCTTGAAAACACATCATTCACGGAATCAACACCGAAAACACCTAAAAGGTACTCATACAGATTACTCCCCTTCCAATGCCCGGCATCGCTAAGCCTGTCAACATACTTCACATCAACAAACCTTGATTCCTGTCTACCCGAATCATACTCCCTCTCGTAGAAATCCTTCAAACTCATCCTGCAACCGTCCGGGCTTGACAGAATCCTAAAAGCATCAGAAGCACTACTGCAACCGGGAAGATAAGATACAAGAAAGTCAAACAGGTTGACAGAATCACCGCCCTGTTCGGTAACGGTAATACTGCCCGACTTGTTCATATAGAAAACCAGCTTGTCCTTCCTGCTATGGCTCTCCAGATTTATCCTGGCAGGTAAAGTCCACCGTTTTCCCCTACGTCTGAGAGGAAGACCAAGCACAGTGTCAAGATTGGAAAAAATATAATCATAATCAATACTAGCCATGTCACTACTTAAAATTACGCCATCCCTGTTTCAAATCCCTGAAGAAATCGCTCAACGTATAACGATAACCATCAGGGTATCCCAGAAAATCAGAAAGGCATGAAATATATCCATTAGGCTTACGACCGCTCGTCCATCGGTACACCATTTCGGCAGGAACCATAAACACAAGAAGAACAAATACAATGTCAATGTATATGAGAAACATGACAAAACGAACAAAGCATCTCATAATCATTCCTCCACATCCCCTAAAAGAAGTTTCTTTGCATAACGCAACGCAAACTCCCAATTGTAATAAAACGTACCTAGCAAATCAAAAAACAGGCTATACACGGCATTCTTGTAACCATCGGGAACGAAATACATGATATCATCCATCATACGGATATCATCACTGAACCTAGCATTCTTTGTCGTATAACGCCACAAACCGCCAACGGCAAGTATCTTGGCGTGTTCATAAACATGATAGTCAATGGAATATACATCACAAACGTAATCATTAAACCAATCTTCATTGTCTAGTACACCACTAACAGGGCTTGCCGACAAAATCATATTAACAAACACACCAAAATGACAATACTGCTCTATCTTACCCGAATCATTATCAAACTCAACCTTGAAAGCATCCTTGCCACTCTCATCAATACTGCAAACCATATCACTTACGTAAAGCGTCTTTAACCACTGGCTGAAATTATACCTTTTCAAACCAGCCCTGTTACGAGATTCATTTATCGCACACTGGGCATCAGACACACATACATACCAATCAGAAGTAACACGAATACTTCTATCAAATAAAACAATCTCTTTATTATCCATACACAATAAAATTTTTCAGCAAAAATACATATTAAAGTAATATGGTAAAAACAATAACGGTTAAATAATCTTTAATTTTCGTTATATTCTCGGAAAGGTTTTAAATAAGTGGAGAAACCGTATTCTTTTATTATTGATAATATTTCATTTTCGTCAATTGAATAAAATTCTCCTTTTACTTTTTTATTTGAAAATCTGCGGTGTAGCTCATTTTCTATATTTTCGTCAATAGTTGCAATGACTAATAAATTATGATTTCCGCACGAAAGCGTTCGATATCTCGTTTTAATATCAGACGTAGAACCTATTTTTACTAACCCAGTAACTTTATCTTTCATCAAGTACGTGCATCTATCAAAGGATTTTTTTCTTGAGAGTTTTAATACTTCCGCCATAGTAGTAAATATGGCATAATACAATAATTCACAATCCCCAAAAAGAAATTTATTTACTTCTATTGCTTTATCAAAATCGTGCATCCAGGCATATTCGATAAGTGCATTAGCTAATGTAAGCTGGTTATATATAGTACCATCTTCGTAAAGCATATATTTCCCATAATCGTTTTCACAAAACTCTACATATCCTACACAACTTGGGAACATTGTAATTATAAATTCTTTTACACTATTAGTTAAAACTTGGTCATTCTGACCTTTAAAAACTAGTTCATTCATAACAATAAAAAAAGTGCGCCTACTACGAGCTGTCAAATCAACCATAGGGTTTATTTCGGAGGCGTTTCCGTAGCTCCACTCGGTAGGCGCAATATCTTAATCTATACTACTACAATATGTCATGGCAAAAAAAATAACTCCAATGATTGAAGTCACAGGAGTTTGCCTCTCCCATGATTGATTTGACGCTACAAAACTAAGTATTTTTTTTAAAACTGCAAAATTTAGAACGGCAAATCCTCCTTCATTATATCATCAGCCTGTTGCAGAAGGTATTCGTCAGGATTATACTTCCGTCTTAATACGACCTGAAACAGCCTGTTCCTGTTCTCATCCCACGCGGAAGTGACGGAATAGCCTTCCTGGCGTATCATGTCAACCATCTTTCTCTTACTGTAAGGTCTTACGCCACAGTCATTGCAGTATGCTATGTATTTCACATACAGGTCACGGTCACGAATGGCGGATTCCTCAATATCACCAGAAGAATCATACCCCGAATCGTAAAGATACGACAGGACACTGTTGGAATCACGTCTGGCATTCTCCGTAACGGATTCTATCGTATAACTTCTCGTAAATTCACCCTTGTTCTTCACAAACCGTCTTGCACCCTCTATTATCCAGTTTATAATAGCCGCCGATTCCTTTGACAGCTTCAACGGAAGAGATCTGTCCTGTTCCGATTCCTTGAACACACGATAGAACGGGATAACAAGGGAGCGTCTGAAATGACCGTAAGTCTGGTCCGAAACGGAAGGCATCTTGTTAAGGTTAGCCATGAAAGGCGGCATCATGTCGGCAAGGAAAGGCTCACCGAACGGAAGGCGTGCCATAGTAGGCTCACCGGATATGAACTTCTTATACTTGCCACCGCTCACATCCTTCCCACCCATCTCGGAAGCGTAGTTGAGCAGCTTGCCGTTTATCATAGCTATATTGTACTCGCACGTAGACTTGTCACCCGACAGGTCAGCCATCTCCATATAAGAAACATTATCCTTCCCTAGCGCGTTGACAACAGCGTCAAAGAACACGGACTTACCGTTACTACCACAACCGAGAAGGTAACACATCTTCTCCATCTTGATCTTCTTCCTGTCAACAAAAGCACACCCTACAAACTCCTGCAAGGCATCCTGGGTATCCTTCACAGGGATCACATCGTCTAGGAACTTCTCCCACAACGGGCTGCGCGCCAACGGGTCATAATTGATATTGATACGTATGCACGATTCTATCATGGGCGAGAAATCAAACGTTTCCATCGTTTCCGTGTCAAGGACACAATTGTCAAACGTGATGAAGTTACGCTTCGGATTGAATATCTCATGCGTCACATTCTTCACAATGGTACGATAGAAACGCTCGCTCGTATCGGTCATGTACAGTTCGCTAAGACCGTTTATGCGGCACAAATCCATGCACAGGCGCATCAGATCCTCCTTCATCATGGGAACGAATATCTTCCCGTCAAAAGCCATGATAGAACCGCTCCTGTGGCGTCTGAAATTGCACTCCCTGCACGCATCGGCTATATCCATCTCGACCATAGCGGATATGGAACGCTTCCACTCGCCTTCATCCCTTGCTTTACGGAAACCGCGACCACCGCCCTTGTCCGCCAGCTTGCCCATAACGGAATCAAGGATGTATTCATAAGAAGCCTTTGCAGATTCAGCGACAGTCATTTTCCCCTCCTTTCTCTACCGATCCTACCGATCCTACTAATCCTACCGATTTCTCCCGGTCCACAACCTTCCCGAACATTACAACGGGATACAGGTCATAATCGTCCGTTGATATGTCAGGGCGTGCGTCCATATCGTCAAGGGAAGAGTACACGTCCGCGATGTGCTCCAGTTTCCTGCACACGATGGAATCACGTCTTATCCCGTAATACTCTATAAGGTCAGCCATGTACTGTATGGTGATGTCCTTGAACCATGTGAACGCATCATCACGTGTCTTTGCCCCGTCACAGCAGGTATTGAACGTGTACCCGAAACGCCTCATCTTCACGAAGTAGCTGTTCCGCCACAACGACACCGACTTGTCCATCTCGCTCCCTGCATTGCGTATGGCGGTGACGATGCTTCCCGGCATGAGCGCGCACCGTGAAACGCGAGCGGCGGAAGGCTTCCCGTTCGCCCCGGTCCCATCCACCATATCCACATCTGGCACGAACTTTAGATCATCCACGCTCCTTCCGCCCACAACGGACGTGTCATGCCGCATAAGATAGTCGGCATCCACGATATGCCCGTACTGCCTTACCTGGCCCTCACACCACGAAGCGAACTTGCGCAACGACCGTTTCCACTCTGACGGGAACACATATCCGTACTTTCCGCATATATCCTCTATATGCTTTCTCTCCTTCTCCCATTTCCTCTTCATTTTCCTCTCGTACTCCAGCACTTCACCTTCCACGCTGACACCAGCGACCTGTGCGGCCATAGACTTTGCAGTTAAAGGTACGGGCACGCGTTTTATGAATGACGCTTCCGACACAAGAACCGTCCTAGTACCGTCCTTCAACGGCTCGTCAAGTTTGAGGAAACACTGTCTGTCCGCAGCATTAACGAGCGTAACCCACCCGAACAGCCGTGTCTGAACCCTCATTCCCTTGTACCAACGTTCCCTGTCGGGCATTGCATCGGACAGGCATACGACACGCCTTGATTCGGGCAACCTAAGTTTAATCTCTATTTCTTCTTCCATATTTTACACACACATTTTACTTGATTTTACCTGCAAATATAGCGCAAAAAACAATACGAAAACTAGTAGTTAAATTAATTAACTACAAATGTTTATGTGATTAACAAATTCGTGTCAAGGAAGATAGTTTATCTTTCTTTACACAAGATTTTTTACTTTCACGTCCACAGTATGCTTTGAATAGGAAAAGTAAAAAATATTGATTGTTGTTATTTTTTACTTTTGTAATAATTTTTCTCATTTTAGTTAAAATGATTTAACTATAATTTTTTATCTACTTATTATTTTCTACGTTAAGAAATGTAAAATTGACTTAATTTAACATAAAATAAAAAATCTAAACACAGATAGTTGCATATGCAACTAATTGGTTCGGGAAAATTCGTAAAAAACCTACGAAATTCGTTGTTTTTTCGTAGACTTCGTAAACTCTTCGTTTTTCAACATTTGTCAATAAACTCGCACAAATCAGTGATTAAATCGCTGAAAAAAAGCTGTTTAGTCTTGTCAAAAAAAATTGAATCGTAAATCTTTGAAAATCTACTCTCTATTAATTTGCATATTAAATGTTAAAAGTAATATATATATACAACATATACATACACGTACACCTTACATGCTCTATTACAATACATATACATACACAATACATACATAACACATACACATACAGACACCAAAACTGCATACGTAATTTAGTATAGATACATATCAAAACGACGAAATCAACGAAGAATGCTGTAAACCAATAACTTATACTGCAAAAAAAGACATAAAAAATGCAACCACACCTACGAAACACACCGAAAAACCTACGATTTTCGTAACTTTTTATGTAAAGATTTATCCGATTTTGTTGAAAACTACCGAAAATACACCTCCAAAACGCAAAACCAGCCATCCGAGCAAAATTTGGAGAAAAAAAAATTTTTCAGAAAAAAATTTATCGGGAGCGACACACCCACCGCGAAACCTCCACAAAAGGGGGTATGGCACTGATTTACAGGTAATTACACACGTTTATCTACCACGTTTATCAACGTTTGTAAATAAAAATAAATTCTTTTCTACGAGAATCGAATTTATAAATCTTTACAAAAAGTAAAATATCTTGACAAATGTAATCTACGAAGATTTCGTAATTCCCTCACGTTCAGACACTTACAAACAAATTTAACACAAATTAACATTGAAAAATCTTGAAATTAAACATAATATTAAGCTAAAATAGGTCTTATATAGCCTGATCTATTAATATTATGCAATATTAATTTAAAATATGTATATAAACAGTATTGATTTTGGGAAAAACGGGCTTAATTTATAATAGATGTTAAAGAAATATACAATGTAAATAAGTTTGTTGTATGTTTGCAGTGTCGGAAGGACAAAGCGATATATGACATATTGAAACAGCTTGCCACGGTGAGAGCGTGGTACAGATCCGCAAACAGGAAATAAGCGGAATATTAAATAGCGGTGCAGCTAGCCACGATGCAGAAGTACGGGTATCCTTGATAATGGAGATAGGAACTTAGTGCAATATGCGAATAGCTTTCCTAATACAATATAATGTATGTGCGTGTGTATCCTATACGTAAGTCTTAATACTTGTCTGTTAGTCACGGTTTGTATATATAAGCCGTAAAAACATACATACGCGCATACTGTAATGTAGCTACCACCCTGTTTTTGTGGTTGGTAACGGTTACAAGCCCGTATAGATACAGAGTACAGTATATAAACTTAATACATTATATATGGAAGCAAAGAGGATCTCACAAAGAGCGGTTAAAAACATGATTAACGGCAACACTGCATTGCTGCATATCGGTAACTTTGATACGGGGAAACGTACCAATTTAAAGCGCGCGGTTAGCGAATGTGTATATACTAGTCGGTTGTATTATAATAAGGAATTGCAATCGGATAACGAAAAGATAGAATACTTAGTATATAGTCAACCTTATAGGGTGTTTAAAGTAGAACTATATGAAACACATATTGCAGCGTTTAACGAATACACTGAGTACCACATTAATTTTGACGATACAAGCAAGTATTACACATTGGTTATAAGTGGCATGCAGTTTTTGATCGTGTCATATCTGGGCTGGTGTAATATATGGCAAGTGTTTAACACCGACACCCCCGTTACAACCGACTGTAAACAAGAAACCGAAACCAATTGCGAACAAGTTTACGACGTGGTTTTTAACGACGATACAGCAAGCAATTGCAAGCATATAAACAGTACATACGAATGTTGCATGCAATGGATTGAAGCAAACAGGCACGACAATACAACCTATTTTGCCGACTACAAGGGCGGCACCGTGTCAATTGTAGAAGTGAATACAGGAAATTATGTCTACACTGAAAATATTTAATATTAAAAATCATACAAAAACAATAACGAACAATTAAAAAAATTACAATTATGAAAGCAAAGAATTTATCTTACAATGTGACAAAATATTACGTAGAAAACGGAATAATCTACAAAATGAACGTGCGTATAAGTTTGGGTGACTGTTGCAAAAATGGTGTATGTGATTGGAGTATCACGGCCGACATTTACGAAAAACGTAGGAACGGGCGTTTCGTTTTGTGTGCTAGTGATTGTTGTCACGAAGAAATATTAAAGTGTTTTCCACAGTTTAAAACGTTTATTGATCTACATTTGTGCAACCATTACGGGCAACCAATGTATCCCGTTGAAAATGGAGTATATCACCTTGTAAACAGCGATAAAAAAAAGGCTATAAACTACCTACGTATCACTGAAACAGAATACGATATACTACGTGATAGTGTGGAAGATAAGGAGTACTTTAAATACCTACTATACACCCTAGGAATTGTAGACCGTTGGAAGCAAGAAAGTTTGAAAGCTATAAAGCAATTGGAAGCATTGACGGGTAACACATGGGAAAACCCGTATAAACCCGAAAATGAACATTTTGCATTAAAATTGACGGACGAAGAACGTACACTAACTGAAAACAGAATCAAAGACGGATATTATACTAGTGAAGCCATACAGGCACGGGAAGACCAGAAAAAACGTGAAGAATACGAGAAGAAACGCAATGAAATAATTGCAGACTATGAAAAAGAAATACAAAAAGCGGAAAACAGGAAGCTAGTTAGGTTAGCCGTTCTTGACACCGGGATTCCTCTTAAAAACGTGATATACTACAATCATACCAATGAACTTGCATTTAATTGGAATGATTACGAAGAAAAAGTAACACAAGAACAATTTGACAAATTTGTAAATACAGTTGACAAAAATAAACTTCCTAAAAATATAACCTTTAAATTAAAATAATAATGAGAACGTTTTTTGCACAAGTGGAAACAAGGTATCGGGCTATTAAAAATTGCCCGTTTACCCCGGCACGTGTTGTCAAGGTTTTTGGCGGTTATATGTGTTTTGAAAGTGATAATGATTATAGAGTTTGGAAAAATCAAAAGTAAATAACTATGATCGAAACATTAATACTATTAGGTTGCCTATACTTGTCTATACGGGTAACTGATTATATCGAAAAACAGAAACAAAACAATAACAATTAAAAACGTAACATTATGGAAAGAATAAACTACGTACCCAATTTGCTTGCAATGTATATACGCAATACGCGGGAAATATACGATATTACGGCATGGTTGCAAGATACCCTAATCAAAAAAATAAACAAGGGCGTGCAGCCACAGGTAGAACACCTTGCAAATTGTAGCACAATGAAAACCATAATCAGGGAAGCCGCCAAACTGTTATACAAGTATGACGGAATAACACCCACAAAACAGGAAAAACAGGAAGCGGCCCGGGAACATGCTAAATATATCCTTGATAGTGTGCAATACTTCATTCAAAACGCCAATAGAGGGTAAAATAAAGCCCTATATTAAAAGATCTAAAACAATACCGATATATCACCCATAAAAACAAAAACATTATGATACAGGTAACAGTAAAAAACAGCAAAACAGGTAGCCAATATATTTGTAAATCGGCAAGAAGAACGGTAAAGAATATAACATATAATCATATAACTTATCATTTGATATGCAGACATAAAGATCACCCGTTTTTTAAACAGTTTTACCACGGTCCAAAAGGTATATATATAGATTCACCACGATACAAGGAAATAGAAGCCCTAGAAAAACCTATCTGGAATACACCGATACACGAACTACTAGAGCTAACCATCACGGAAACACCCCTAGACGGACGTACCAGATACGCAAAACAATTACCCGTATATAATGTAGACGTATTAGCGGAACTCACCTATTAATCAATCAAAAACAATATAATTATGATACAATTTACTATTAACAGTTTCAGCCATGGCCTAACAGGCCGCCCGTACAATTCAATTAAAGACGCTATACAAGACGGTGGTAGTTACTCCGTTTGGTGTAACGAAAAGATTAAACTAGCGTTTAGTTTTGGGAACGGCACGGAAAAAGATTTTAAAAGATATTGCAAAGACAATAAGTGTAAAATTGTGAGTGAAAGCGAATTTTACAAAGAATTATATTCTTTGCCGTTGAATGAGCAAGAAACACATATCCAATTTATTCGAGAACAATTAAACCGTTACAATTATCTATAAAACATAATGCAGCAATGAAAAAACAAAATTTAGAAAAAGAATTGTCTCCTATTTTTGACAATGAAAGTATTAAGATAGGAACGTTTAAAGCTAACAGAAGTATTGATACATTGGATCTTATCAAGGAAAATATCAAGTTTTGGAAAAGCTATGACGGGCACAAACTACCCGATAAACAGGTTAAACGAGCGTATTATAACGGCACTAAGACACAAAAAATAATCAAAATGTACAGAGATACGCCCGAATTGATTAAGTTTGTAAGAGAGCACGCAAACGACTACGATACGTTAAATCGAAAGGACGTACCTAGATGCATAAATATTGATCGTAGGCGGAGTGAACGTTATTTTTCCGTATATATCAAAAAGTTTGGGAACGTGCGTTTTGATGAAGTGTTAAGAGTTTTCCCTTTGCTTCCCAAGTCATATTTGAACGAGTAATGAGAGTAATTAGAGTAATAAGAGTTTTAAGGAGAATACTAACTGATTCAGATATAATAGATCTGTACGGTCTGTATTGTGAGTTTTACAAAAATATACAATAATATGAAACGCAAAGAATTAGACAACATTTTGCGCAACTTGTTAGTTGCCGGGAACATTGTAACCGTACCGTTTGAACAAATGAGAGAGATACGCAAGGAATTAGACCGATTTGTTAAGCCTATACAGATAGAGGTCATTAAGAGCAATTTTGAAACTGTTTCATTCAGAGAGTTAAGATAAAGCGGAAATAATGTGAAATATTTTCCCGGTATGGAGAACAACAAACAGAGCGACACTGTTACCGGGATCAATTTTTGACTTAAAAACGAAAATAAACGAAAAAATATGAATATTATTACAGACAAAACAAAAGCCCCTGCAAAGCTACGTTACAGGGTGAGCAATAACAGCGGAACAATAAATAAGGAGTTCGGCAAAAATCAACAAGCGGCCTATGACTTTGCAAACGAGATGAAAGAAACGGCAACCATACGCGGATATTTTGTTTTTAAACATAGAGGGCAATGGCAAACGAATACGGTATTCATTGATCATGTATTTAAATAACCAACTATCCCGGCGTGGAGAACAACAAGCGGATCGCCACCGCCGCCGGGAACTATTAATAACTTAAAACGAAACAATATGGGAACGAACAAACAACTAAGTATTAAGCAAATTATTTGCTTTAACATTATAGCAGCCGAAAAAGTTGCCGGGGATGTGTGTCAAGGTCTTGCCGTCAAGTTGGCGAAAGAATTTATATATCATAACCGTGATATGGATGCAAACGAGATCTCGTACATTAGCCGACAATGCGAAATTGCGCTTCAAAATATATTCGAATTAGGTCTTACGGAAGCAAAGAACAAGGAAATGAATAATATAATAGCTAAATATAATGGGAACGAACAATAAACAATCCATCCTGGAAGGACGTAAATGGGATGTGATAGAGAGTGTTGACGGATATTTTTCCGGGGAAAAGAACGGAGTTATCATACAAGGAACGACAATGAGTGATCTGTATGAAAAATGTAAATCTTTTGATATAGCTTCGGTTATGGAGAAGATTAATACGGGTGACAATCTGAACGACTGGGAAAAACGCTTAATAAAAGTTAATAAAAAGTTGTTGGCAAACCAATAAACTATATCTTTGCCGTATGAGAAAAAAATACGTTGCATATTATAAAGGCTGTACAATAGAGGTCACAGGAGAAAAAGACTTCATGTACCGGATAATAAAAGGTGAACGGATGGTTCTCTTTGTAGATATGTTTTACAGGTCTACAACTGATGCGTTAAAGGGCGCAATGAGGTGGGTGGACAATAATGTTAGAAAGGAGTGAATTTATGCTTTTTGGAATTGTTTTTGCTATGTTAATGAAGGCTATATGTGGAAATATGTTGGACGATTGATCAACTACCCATTAGGCTAAAAGCCCAGGTTGATTAGACTAATCACGTTAGGAGAGAATATATAGTTAC